CCGTCGCCCCTGACGGCCATGCGCAACGATCTCGCCGACAAGAGCGTCCGGAACATCGCAGCCGTGTGGAGGGCACGACTCGCCGCCCCGTACAATCCCGGTCATGGCACGCAAGCGCAAGTCGTCGAAGCAGGTGCTGCTGGCGGGCCTCGATGACTGCATCCTTGGCGTGCACTACCCTCGAGCCGGCGAGGCAGGGCCGCCCGTGGTCGTCTACAGCGCGGACATGATCGCAGCTCGCCTACGCGACGATCAGGGCATGACCCAGGTCGAAGCACGGTGCTTCGTCACCGACGAGATCGAGGCACGGTGGATGGGGCCAGGCACACCCCGGCTTGTCTGGGCTGCGACTATCCAAGATTTCGGCATAAACAGCACCAAGGACTGATATAATCACGCCATGATCGTACGAAGCTTCGATGACTGGAAGGCCGCCGTGCGCGAGCACATGGCACAGACCGGACAGGTCACCAACGCGCTGGCTGTTCGCATGGACGCCGAGGACCGCATGGCGGCACACAACGTGCGGTGCTTGCTTTCTGACGCCCCCAAGATCCGCCGCAGGGGCTGCAACCTCGCCAGCGCCATTGCCATCGCCGAATCCGTTGGACTTGAAATCCACCTTTCATACAAGAATGAAACCTGATGCCAAGCAAATCACCCGCACAGAAGCGCCTGATGCAGGCGGCAGCGCACTCCCGGTCGTTCGCCAAGAAGGCCGGCGTCCCTATGTCCGTCGCAAAGGAGTTCGTCAGGGCGGACAAGGCCAAGGCGAAGGCCAAGCGCCGAGCAAGATAGGCCGCCCGCCAGAGCCCGTACCGCAAGACCTGGCCGACGAACTCGTTGCATGGTTGGCCGCAGGCAAGCCGCTCCGAGAATGGTGCAGGCTTGAAGGCAAGCCGCATTTCACCGTGGTCTACGACTGGAGGGCAAAGGATCCAGCGTTTGACCTACGCATCGCGCAGGCGCGTGAGGACGGGCATGACGTGATCGCCGACGAGTGCAAGGAACTGGCCGACACGAAGCCTGCCGATCAGGTCGAGGTCGCATGGCGTCGCCTCCAGGTCGAGACGCGGCTCAAGCTCCTCGCCAAGTGGAACCCCAAGAAGTACGGCGACAAGGTCGGCGTGGACCATGCCGGCGGCGTAAACCTGACCGTCATCACAGGCGTGCCAAGTGCCGATAAGCCTTGACTACAACCCGCGCCAGTGGCAGCGGGAATGTCACCTGAAGCGCAAGAGGTTCACCGTTCTTGCCCTGCACCGACGTGCTGGCAAGACTGAACTTGCCATCATGGAGCTTCTGGACAAGGCTCTGAAATGCAAGCAGCCGCTCGGGTTCTACGTGTACATCGCTCCGTTCCTGCGCCAGGCCAAGGCCATCGCATGGGCTCGATTGAAGGACAAGTTGCGCCCCATGCGCACCACGGGGGCCATCGACATCAACGAGGTGGATCTGGCCGTCGTGTTCAAACACAACGGCGCGACCATCCGCCTGTTCGGCGGCGACAACCCCGACGCCCTGCGCGGCGTCCGTCTCGACGGCTGCGTGATTGACGAGGTCGCACAAATCAAGCCCGAGGTCTGGACCGACATCGTGCAGCCTGCCCTGTCCGACCGCAAGGGCTGGGCGATGTTCATTGGCACGCCGTCTGGAATCAACCTGTTCAGCGAGCTGTTCTACCGCTCCAACGGCCTCGAGGACTGGTGGTCTGCCCTCTATACCGTCGATGATACGGACGCCATCGACCGTGACGAGGTCAAGCGCTTGCGCCGCGACATGCCCGAAACGGCGTTCGCTCGTGAGTATTTGTGTGACTTCAGCGCAGCCGGCGACGATCAGTTGATCACGCTGTCCGACGCTGAGTCAGCGGCACGGCGCCGATACTCAGACGGCGACATCGTGGACGCTCCGCTGGTCGTTGGCGTTGACCCTGCCCGGTTCGGTGACGACCGCAGCGTGATCGTGCTGCGCCAAGGGCTCGTCGTGTTCGAGCCGCAGGTCTACCGTGGGATCGACAACATGGGCCTGGCTGGCCGTGTCGCCAACGTCATCGAGGAGCGCGACCCAGACGGCGTGTTCATCGACGTGGGTGGCGGGGCGGGCGTGATCGACCGGCTGCGCCAGTTGGGCTACGGGATCGTCGAGATCAACTTCGGCGGCAAGGCCAACAACCCCGGCCTGTTCGTCAACAGGCGCACCGAGATGTGGTGGACCATGCGGGAATGGCTTGAGCAGGGCGGCTCGATCCCCAACGACCCGTTCCTGAAGGCCGAACTCGCCACCCCAACGTACTCGTACGACAGCAACGGCAGACGGGTGCTCGAGTCCAAGGACGAGATCAAGCGCCGGCTACAGGGTGGGGCCAGCCCGGACATCGCCGACGCGCTGGCGCTGACGTTCGCGTTCCCCGTCGGCAAGCAGCTCCCACGCGAGGTGCGCGACCGGATCGACACTCGACCAGGCGACTACGACCCATACGAGGGCATGCAATGATCAGACCAATGACACGCGAGGACACGACCGCCATGCTGCCGTTGGCGCGGCGTTTCATCGAGTTCAGCGAGTATCGCAAACTCAACGAAGAGCTGACCGACGACGACCTGGTTGGCAGCGTTGGCGGCATCATCGACATGAACATGTCGCTCGTGGCCGATGACGGCGACCGCATTGTGGGGTTCCTGTTCGGGATCGTCGGCCCGCTTTGGTTTGCCCAGCACATTCAGGTGGCCGTCGAACTGGCTTGGTGGGTAGACCCCGAGCACCGCGGTCTGGCCGGCGTCAGGCTCTTGCAGACGTTCGAGCAACGCGCCCGGGAGCGCGGGCTGCGCTACGTTGCCATGAGCGATCTGGTGTTGAATGGTTCAGAACGGTCACCTGCGGCCCGAATTCTCGGACACTTTGGTTACACTCTGTGCGAGCGGATGCATTCCAAGGAGATTTGACATGCCAGCATTCACGGCACTGGGTACGGCTATTCTCGGTTCGGCAGCGGCGGGCGCAGGCGCAGGCGTTGCGACAACGGTTGGCGCCATTGCGGCGAGCGCGGCGGCAGCGGCAGCGGGTACTGGCTACTCCGTGTACGCCGGACAGCGGGCCGATAAGGCGCAGAAGCAGGCGCTCGGCGAGCAGCGTCAGGCTCAGAACCAGGCCGCTGCACAGGCTGCATCGCAGCAGCGACGCAGCGCCCAGACTATGGCCGCAGCCAACCGCCGGCAGCCCAACATGGGCGAGATCATGGCTGGCGCAGCAGAGGGCGCAGGCGGCGGACCGACCAGCACCATGCTGACCGGACCGACAGGCGTCAACCCGCAGGACCTGGCGCTCGGGCGCAGTTCACTCCTCGGAGGGTAATCGTGAGCGAATACACCGGCGACGCGCAGTCCTATCCAAGCGCACCTACCCGCGACAAGCTGTTCACGCGATGGGGGCAGCTCAAGTCTGAGCGTGCGTCGTGGCTGTCTCACTGGCAGGAGATCACGACCTACCTGCTCCCGCGCAACGGGCGCTATTTCCGCCAAGACCGCGACAAGGGCTGGCGCCGGCACAACAACATCTACGACAACACCGGCACCCGCGCACTGCGCACGCTCGGCGCTGGCATGATGGCTGGCGCAACCAGCCCTGCAAGGCAGTGGTTTCGGCTGGCGACTGCCGACCCGGAACTGAACTCGTATCAGCCCGTCAAGTTGTGGCTCGATGACGTTACGCGCCGCATGCAGTTGGTCTTCCAAAAGTCCAACACCTACCGCGCCCTGCACACGATGTACGAAGAGCTCGGTGCGTTCGGCACTGCCACGAGCATCGTGCTGCCCGACTTCAAGAACGTTATCCACCACTACCCTGTCACGACGGGCGAGTTTTGCATCGCTACCGACGCGCAGGGCCGCGTTGACACGTTGTACCGCGAGTTCGAGATGACGGTCGCCGCGATGGTCAAGGAGTTCGGTTACAAGAACTGCTCCACGACCGTGCGCAATATGTACGACCGTGGCACGCTCGACCAGTGGATTCCAGTCATCCACGCCATCGAACCGCGATCCGACCGCGACCACAAGAAGCGCGACAACAAGAACATGGCGTGGGGTTCGTGGTACTTCGAGGTCGGCGGCGAGGACGGCGTGTTCCTGCGAGAGAGCGGGTTCGAGCAGTTCCCCGCGCTCGTCCCGCGCTGGGCCACCGCCGGCGGCGACATCTACGGCAACAGCCCCGGC